CGGCCTGCGCCTTCGTCGGTGTCGCAAGTTCGCCCAGCGTGCGCGTTGTCTTCTGCAACGCCTTGTCCATCTGGTCTTGTGCGATGCCGGTCTGGGTCGCGACGTAGCGGAACTCTTGCAGTTCGTCGGTGGTCACGCCGAGCTGCTGCGCCGTCTCGCCAAGGCTGCCCGCGTATTCGAGCGCGCCCTTCGTGGCGTCCGCCCATGCGCGAACCGTGTCGACGCCGATGCTCGCAACGAACGCGGTGCCGATAACACCGGCGATCTTCGTCATCTTGCTGCCGAGGGTTTGGGTCTGTTGGGCGGCGCGCTTCGCCCCCTTTTCGAAGGCGGCCGTCTCAAGCCCAAGGCTAACGCTTAGCCGCGCAATAACGTCGCCAAGCGCCATGCTACGTCCCTTTCTTCTTCGCGTGTCGCTTGAACATCGCCAGCACCGCTTGCGCGTCGGTGTCCCGTTTCTGTGCGGGTGGCGGGGGCGGCGTCAGGTAGTGGCCGAGCGGCTTGAGCTTATCGACGTAGTGCAGGTTCCGGGCGTGCCAGCCGATCATCAGTGCTTGTTCGCCGGCCGCCTTCATTCGAGCGCCGACGATCAGCGCGAACGTGCGCGGGGTTTGCCGCCAGAAGGCTTCCGGCTCGATCCCCGCTTCGCACCACTGTCGCCAGAGGTCTTCCCACGTTGGGGGCTCTCCACGTTTCCCTCCGCACTCGCGCTTTCGGGGAGCGCCGCTTCGCCCGCACGAGACAGCGCATCCGAGACAGCATCACCGTTCGCCATGAAGATCGCCGAAGCGTCCCTCAGGCTGATCGTCGGCTGCTTCGCCTTTAACGCCCCGTAGAGAAGCGCACGCGATGCACCGACGAACCCCGCCGACGCATCTGCCATCACCTTGCCGAGAGGCTTGCCATAGGCCGCCTCGGCTTCGATCAGCGCTTCCATGTCGAGCACGAGAACGAACTCGCGCCCGTCGCTCAGCCGGAGAGGCACTTCACCCTTGATCGGGTTCATGCCTTAGCTCCCGGCTGCGGCGGCGCTGATCGAAACGACGCGGAGAGTGACCGTCGCCGTGATGACGCTGTCCTTCTCGACCGTGCCGCGGTCGTAGTCGATCACGCGGCAGGTGCCCTCGATCTTGGCGACGTCCTGGCCGTTCTCGGGGATCACCGCCTTGAACGCGCGCACGTCGTCGGCCGCGAGAGCCGCTGCCAGCAGCACGTCGGTGTCCGACATGATGCGGCTGTTCAGCGTGATCTCGAAGTCGCTGTCCTCGTAGAACGTGCTGACATAGGTGCGGCGCCAGCCCGGCGACTTCAGATGGGTCGTCTCGACCTGCTCTCGCGATCCCGGTTCTGGGATCTTGAAGCTCTGCACCTCGACAAGCTCGTAGAGCAGGATGCCGTTGTGCAGGTGGAACTCGCCCATGTAGCCGACAGTGGCGTCTTGCGTCTCTGCCATCGCAGAAATTCCTTTCGTTTGCGGGAATTTGGACCGTTCAAACCAACTTGTGTTCGACGAGCAGGTCCACGCTCGCCCGATGCACGAAACCAACGCCCGCCACGTCTTCGCCGAGATCGCGCGGGCCTTCAGCCTTGATCCGATTGAATGCGACCCCGCCGGCTGTAGCGGGCTGGTCGAGCGCGACGATCACCTTGCGGGCGAGGTCGCGGGCAACCGCATAAGTCGTTGCGAAACAATCCGCCTGCACCCGTGGCCGCTGCCTGTCGGTGTAGCCCTTCAGGTGTTCGTCCAGCGGGTCGCTGATCGTGTTCAACCGGATGTAGGGCAGCGTCTTTCCTTGGGGGACGACACCCCAGTAAATCTGCGTGCCCACGATAGCCGAGACGGGCGTGGCTGCGAGCAAGCGGGCGCGGAGAGCGGTGGCGAAGTCGGCCATCTATCCCCCCTTCGCTGCCTTGCGGGCGATGCGCTTCTTGGCCTTCTCGATTTCCTTGGCCAGCGCGTCCTTGATCCTGGCAAACACGACCGGGGCCTCGGTATCGGCCGCGACACGGGCGTAGGACTTCGCTCCCATCTTGACCGTGCCGTATTCCTGCCAGCCGGCGTTCGCTCGGGCGCGCTTTCCAACGGGAGCCGGGCCGGTCAGCACGACCACGCCAGCATCGCGTGACGTGCCGATCTCTCGGGCCACTCTCGCCGTCGCGGTCTGCGTCCGCATCGTGTCGCGCAGGTGCTGACCGTTGCCGTCGCGGTCATCGGGATCGAATGGCGCCAGTTGGCTCATCCGTTCGCGCATCGGCTCCATCGATTCAGTCGCCGCGCGACGCATCGCATTGCGCGCCGTCGCCTTTGGCAATTCATTGACAAGCGCGCGTTCCAGTTCCCTAAAGCCCTCGATCTGGAATGTCATCGGAGGCTCCCATGCGTCTTGTCGTTCTTGCTACGGTCGTTCTCTTGCCGGGATGTGCCACGTCGGCTGCAGGTCTTGCGGACTCTGCCGTCGAAGAAACCATCATCAGTTCGAAGACTGCCCAGCAGTTTGCGGAATGTGCGGTCGACAATATGTCGGGCAGCACCGACATCCGCGGCAGCGGCGATCACTTCTACGTCCTGCGCTTCAGCGGCTATCAGGTCCCGTATGCCCGCTGGGATTTCAGAGCGCGTCCGGGTGGCGGTTCGATCGCCGAACTCAGGCGGGCGAACGTCTCGGTCGGGTCAGGCGAAGGCGACGTGCGGAACTGCGCCTAGAGCGCCCGCACCGTCGCGAACTCGATCTCTCCCCGCTTCGGCGTGTCCGGCGAGATGCCGACGATGTTCCAGAGCGAACCGCCTTGGCTTATCCTGTCCTCGAGGTTCACCGAGCGAGTGCTGGTATTCGACAGGCACTGGAACACCGCGGCTTGCTGGCCTTGTTCCATCGCTGCCTGACGCCGTTCGTCGCCGCGCCCGTAGAACACCGCCGCGTATTCGCTTGCCAGCGTGGCCCAAACGATTGTCTCGCCGCCGTAGTCGTCAGTGGTCGGCGTGCCGCGCTGGATCACGATGAGCTTGTCGCGTCGTCCGGCTGTCATGCGATTGTCGGTAGCCGGAAGGGACCGACCAACGCCTCTATTGCGTAGTCAAGCGGTTCAGTGGTGGCGCCCACCACAACGCCTTCGCGGTGCTGATACCAATGTCCGATCAGCAGCAGCATCGCCTGGTCGAGCTCGGGCGGTGTCGTGGCGAACCCTGCCTGATAGGTGACGGTGATCGTCGAGTAGGTTTCGATAGCAGGCCATCCGGTAGTGGGCGGGTAGATCAGCCCATCCTGGACGCGGGGCGGGGTTTCGACCAAGTCAATCGTCGCGGCGTCGCCTTCGGAATCGACATACGCAATCGAGGTCAACGAGATGAACGGGCTGCGGGTAAGTTCGAGATAGTCGCCGAACTCGAGGAAGGTGTCGATAACTGCCGACGCTGCGATCGGGCTGGCAATGTAGCGCTCGACCCACGCACGCGCACGCGCGATCAGGTCGGTGATGTAGGTGTCCTCGTCGGTGTGAGTGACGCGAAGCTGTGCCTTCGCCTGCGTCAGCGTGACGGTCATTTGCCCGCGTCCTTGCCGTCGCGGCCCTTCTTAACCGCGAGCGACCAGCTATCCGGCCCCGGCTTGTCGGTCGTGGCCTTGTCGCAATGCCAGAGCGAACCGCCCCAAGTCACCATGTCGCCGGGTTCGTAAGCGGTGCCGTCCTTGAACACGCCTGCGTATTCCGGCGTCGCCAACTGAAACTCGCAGGTCCGGTCGCCGTCGAACGACAGTCGAAGCGTGCGCCCGATGAACTCGGCGTCGATGAACGTCGGCGTGATGCCGTCCGCACCGTCCTTGCCATCTTCGCCGTTGATCTTGCCGAGCGACTTGGTGCGCCCGTCCGTCATCACGAGCACAAGGCCGCCGTCAGCGTCTCTCAGCGCATCTGCGATGCCTGCGCCGTCCTTGCCCGGTTCGCCGTCCTTCGGCACTGGCAGGGCAGCCACAGCCGATTTTACGGCAACTTCGATGCGGGTGGCTACCTCGTCCATGTCGACGTCGGCGCCGGGGTCACCTTTCTCGGGCAACAGCAGTTCGCGCTTCTCCAATGCGTCGATGCGAGCGAGCAGCGGCGTGGTGGCCTCGCGCACGGCTCCGGCAACAACGGCGGCGATGTCGTCCAGTTCAAGCATTCACCAGCTCCCGGACACGCTTCTCGAGCAGCGCCGTATTGGCAGCGCGCTGTTGCGCTCGTTCGGCTTCGGTGGGTTCGTCATCATTGGCAGGCGCGGCAACAGGTGGCGCGGCAGTCCCGAACGGGTCTTCCTGCGCATCACGCTTTGCCAGCGCCTCGAGCGAGTAGTTCTGCTGTTGCAGGTAAACCGCATCCCCGCCGGCAGTCGGCTTGCGATCCAGCTTGGCGCGCATCTCGTCGATCTTGAGGATGCCGGCACCTTCCTTGAGCACCTGCATCTGGGTGACCGAATCCATGCGCAGCAGGTTGTCGAGGTCGAACTCGGTGCCGTAGGTCGTGCCGTTCGTGGTCACGCCCATGCCGATGCCGAGCCCTTCGTCGAGGCACAGTTCGGCCGCCTCGATGTGGATCTGAAGGCACTGGCTGTAATACTCGACGTTGAGAGCCTGGACGTTGTTGTAGCTCGGCATATCGCCCACGCCGATCTTGTAGGGCGGAACGTGGAAGGTCGAGCAGACCACCTCGGCGGTCCACTTCAGCTGCTCGATCAACTGCGCGTCGTTCGGGTTGACGCTCAGCCCCTCGTATTTCATCCCGTCGCCGAGGACCGCGACCTTGCCGGCGTTGAGGCCGGTGTAGTTGTTGTCCCATGCGTCCTTGAGCCGCTTGGCGTTCTCGGGGTCGATCCGTCCCGGCGCGATCAGCAGGCCGCCCGGACGCGAGCCGTTGCCGAACATCGCGGCGCTGTTGTTCTGGATGCTGAGGCCCTGCGTCGCAGCCAGCCCGCAGGCGTAGATCGGCGAGACGCCGACCAGCGGGTGGAACAGGCAGTTGAAGCGATCGTGAATGATCTCGCTCGCCGGCACCATGACGGAAGGCTCTTGCAGCCCCGCCATGTTGTCCGGTTGCAGTTCGTAATAGACCGACCCGTCCGGCGTCACCATCGGCTTCACGCGGCACGGGTCGAGGACGTAGAGGCGCACAACAACGCCGCGGTTGTCGCGCTCCTTGAGGACGTAGGTGTTGCCGCGCGAGAGCTTCGACAGCACCCAGTTTTCCCAGAACTGAATGCGCGTCTGAAACCCGTTCGGCTTGCGGAGGACCGGCGAAAATGCCGTGTTCGTTGTCTCCGACCAGATGCCGTCCGAATCCTGCGCGACCAGCTTGACGCGCAGCTTGGCGATGTCGCTGGCAATCAGCGTCATGCAGGCGAAGACCGCGTGGAACGACTTCACCGTCTCCGGATTGACCGGCACGGCGTTCTGCTGCCACGCGCCCGGGAACC